CTAAAACTTTTTTTGAATATGACATAACTAACTAAATGACATTCCGCAGCCACACGTTGAATTGGCGTCGGGGTTTCTAAACACAAATCCATGCTGTTGTAGTCCAGATTGGTAATCCACCGTCGTATTCTTTAGTATGTCCGCACTATGTGGATCAATATACACCTTCACACTGGGAATGTCAAGCCGAATATCTTCTTCGTCTACCTCCTGGGTAAAAGCTATAGTATAAGTGAACCCACTACAGCCGCCGCCCACAACAGCAACACGGACCATTTCTCCTTCTTCTACGCCTTCCCTCAGATACTCCTTTGCGCTAGCGGTAAATTCTATCATGTTATCCGCACTTTGCGTACCCGCACACTGTGCAGGTAGCGCAACCCTCAACATAAATTAAACCTTCAGCATCACACTCAGGACAAGTCTTTTCGGTTGCTTCTTGTCCATCGGGAATGTAATTCTTGAGAATACGAGCAATACACTTTGCGAACGAGAACATATCCGAGTCCTTATCCTTCTGTAGCTGCTCAACAACATACTGAATGTTTGCTCCGTGGCGCAGACCAAGCGAAATCATACGAGTGAAGGCGCTATGGTTTGCGTTATCGAACACCTTGACGAGGTCCTTGATAATAATCGTATCACCGTTTGTGCCAACGCGCAAGTCATAAATGGAATTTACAGTCTTGCGGGGATTCTTGATTAGAACACCTTTTGCTTTACCTCTTGGGATCTCAATAAGATTTGAAAGTCCTCCCATAACCTCATACGGCTTGCCATCAAGAAGGCCAACCATAACAACCCACTTTTCACCCTTAATGGTGGTATGGTGGATGTTGCATTCTAATTCCAAAGGACGCTTTGGCGCGCGGTTCTGCGGGAATGTCTCTTCCTCTTCTTTATCGTTCTCAGTCAGCAGAACGCCAGTTCGGGAGCCATCAACATATACAGTGATACCTTTAAGTCCCATTTCCCAACCCTGCTGGTATAGCTTACCAACAACCTCTGGAGCAGTGCCCTTTGGAAGATTAATCGTAGAGCTAATAGAATGATCGATAGACTTCTGGATTGCTGCCTGAATAGCCACACGCTGGGACCAATCAATAGAATCAGACTCCACAAAGAAATCTGGGATATCCTCAGTTTCTAATAGCTTGAGGTATTCACGGACATTGTGGTGGAATACCTTATACTCCAACCAACGATCTCCTAGCTCATCCACAAAGTCAGGCGTAACATCTGTTTCGTTATGCGACAGTTTGCGACGGCGAATGTAGTAGTTCTTGAATACGGGCTCCAAACCAGATGAAGTCTGCGACATAATTGAAACAGAGCCAGTAGGAGCGTTCGTAAGAATAGAAATGTTACGACGACCATGAGTTTGAATTAGAGCTTGTATTTCATCGGGAAGGCGCTGGATGTAAGCGTTGTTGCTTTCTGTCTCCCAGTCAAACACAGGGAATGCGCCGCGCTCTTGTGCGAGGTAACAACTTTCAGTATAAGCCGTATCTCTAACGGTCTCGTAGATTTTATCAATCAATGCCAAAGCCTCGTCTGAATCATAAGCAAGGTTCATCCGAGCGATAGCGTCAGCAAGGCCATGAGTTCCAAGACCAGTTCTGCGGCCATTTGCGGCGGCATTGTAAAGCTTGGTCCATAGCTCCTTTTCGTCATCCGAATCAGCAACGGCACGAATGTTTTCTAACTTTTCCAACTCCAACTCTACAAGATTGTCGGAAAGTCGCATGCCCACGGACGCAATCTCTTGTAGCTTATTAAAATCAAAGGAGGCGTTCTCCGTGAAAGCGTCTTGAACAAGATGTTTTAAGTTTAGAGAAATAAGACGACAAGAATCGTAAGCAGAAAGCGGGATTTCTCCACAGGGGTTCGTGGTCTTCGTTTGAAACTGTGGATAAGAGTGAGCCGGCAAATTGTTGATAATGTTGTCCCACATCAGAAGTCCGGGCTCTGCCGTCTTAGTAGCTGACTCTACAATGCTGTTCCAAAGCTCCACTGCGCTGATAGAGCTAATATGCGTTGGAGTCTCGGCATCTACCGGGAAACGAAGTGCAAACTCCTCTCCGTCCCTCACAGCCTCCATAAATTCGTCTGTAATCTTTACAGAAACATTGGCGCCCGTAACCTTGGTCAGATCGTGCTTCATCTTTACAAACTCTTGAATGTCCGGGTGACGAACATCCATAGAGATCATAAGAGCGCCACGACGACCATTCTGTCCGATCATCCGACAAACGTAAGAATAAAAATCAGCAAAAGACCAAGCCCCAGTTGTAGTGCGAGCAGAGTTGTTAACGGGAGCACCCTCGGGGCGCAAATCAGAAATATCAAGCCCAACCCCACAACGGCGCTTAAACAAGTTAGCAATGTCTTTGCCAGCATCCATAATAGAAGAAATGGAGTCTTCAGGATTCTCCACGACAACGCAGTTAGATAGTGATACATTAACATAATTATTTCCAATCCCCATCATGGGCGAACCCTGTGGGACAATATATTTGAAGTTCTGCAAGTAAGAGTAGATTTCCGATTCGGTGAGATGATTGGACTTGCGACCAATAAACTTATCCTCCATCCGAGCAAACTCAGAAGCAATGCGGCGATGCATTTCATCAGGGGTCTTTTCAACATAGTTCCCCTTGTTGTCGCGAAGACAATATTTCGTCATAAAGACGTTTGTTGCGAGTTCATCGCCATCAAAATAATCGAGTGTGGCCTCTCTTACTTCACCTTCATTATACATTGTTAATTTTCTCCTTTGTTCTTCTTGAAATTCTTGTATTTTTCTGCAAGTGACTGCTTTTGCTTTTTAGCATTCACTTCCACATTTTCATCCTCCTCAGATGGCTCCAAAACCTTGATACTGACTGTACTCGTATCCATAAAAATAGGGAATACAAGCCCATCAGGTCCATTTCTGTTCTTTGCCACAAAAACCCTTCCACTGTTCGCAACCTTATCATCCACAGTTCTTGAAACTGTGAAAATAAAGTCCGAAACAAAACATTTATTGAACGCTTCTGAGATAGCCTCCATCGTAATAACCTCGGCATTCAATCCAGACCTGTTAGTCTGCGAAGCCGTCCAGATGGGGCATTGCATCTCCGCCGCAATACCACGGAGTTCTTCGTAAATAGTTTCTAGTTCGTTTCTCTTTTCTCTTTGCGTACGAACCGGACGCAACAAGTCAGCGTAGTCCACAATAATCATATCTACATCGATATTACGCATTTTTAGCTTTTCAAGGTGCGTCTTGATTGTATGAGTTGTCGCAGACTTTGTCGGATATTCCTTGACAATCAGACGGCCTTCGATATCCTGAACCTCTTCGTAGATCTTCTCTTTAAACGACATAAGATTGCCCAAAGGCACCTTCGTTAGGCACGAATCATAACGAGACGCGATAACCGTATCCTGAAGCTCTAAGGTATAATGTACAACAGTCTTGCCAGCCTTGAGAGCCTGTGTCCCAAGATGGACGAGTACCATTGACTTACCGGCGCCAGTCGGAGCAATAACGACACCAAGTTCCTTCTGCCCCAGACCGCCCTTTGAGATATTATCAATTAGATCCCAACCAGTCGAGATAGGGTTGCGGAAACGAGGCTTGAAGCGTTCTTCAAAGTCTTTCTTCCAATCATAACCCTCGTCGTTGTTCATTCCGAGTCTCAGCGAGTCATTAATAACTTGCGAGATCTCATCATATGAAGAGTTTTGGAGTAGTCCGATGGACTTGACCATTGCAGACTTGAGATTCTGCTTTTTACAGAAGTCGAGCGACGTATCTTTGATATACTCTACGTCTGTAAGATTTGCGATTTGTGAACGCACATAAAACTCACGCACCTGTTTCGCAGTTAGTTCATTCTCTGCGTCCAGATCAGAGCGCAGGATAGTCTTCATGATATCGCGTGATGGATGGACCCCATACTTCTCGCGATAAGAGAAAACCTTCGTTAAAAATAGTTTTAGGTAGTTTAACTCCAAAAAATTAATGTCAAGAACTTCTTCAATCTGGTCAGCAAATGAACGATCATCTAGGATCACCATACAAAGCTTTTCTTGAAAGGACTTGCCGTACTTTGAGAAGTTGGCGTTTTCATTTTTACCAATAGTAGTTTGATTCATAGCCATATCTTACTCTCCTTTCAGTGCTTTGTCAATACAAATTTTGTTCATAGTGCCGTGCAGATCCTCCCAGTTAAAGACGCCAAAGCCATCCTGATTCATCATGCGAAGAATCTCGGTTTTGTTGTAGTCATGCTCGAAATTGTTTAGTGCGTAGTGTACCTTTTCTTGACTCTGCAACGAGATGGCTGGAGCATATAGCTGCATGAGTTTATAGTTACTTATAACTATGTCTTTGTGCTCTAAAATGTTGGTGAAAAACTTGGCTTTCGAGTCTGTGTTCTCGCAGAAATCGAAAACCTCGTGTAAAGTCACGTCTTTATCTTCTCTCAGAAAATTAAGATTTTTTGCGATGGACTTGAGCCCAGCACGAGGAACACCCACAAGATTGTCGGATGCATCGCCGGCGATCGCTCGGGCAACAGCAAAATTACGAGGGTGGATACTGAAATCATCAACCACATTTACTTTATTGTGTACAACCTTCTGAGTAGGACGAAGCAACACAGTTTCATCATCACATAGCTGAATGAAGTCCTTGTCGTTGGACACGATAACCTTTTGCCAGCCTTTGTAGTGCGGAAGGCGACTGACATAAGAGATTATGTCGTCAGCCTCGATCTCATCAAAGCGGAACTGAATGACAGGCAATTCATTTAGATACTCGATAAGTCGTACCTGCTGCCATACCATGTTCTCACGTTGCTGCTCGGGCGTAAGGTTATTGGGCCGATTGACCCTAATTGGCTTGCGGCCCTCCTTGTAATTCTTGTTTTGTTGGCGGCGCTTACGGGAGCCTCCTGGCCCATCCCAGACAATTACGATACTGTCCGGGTTAATATCCCGGCAAAGCTTCTGTAGAATGCCCAGAAAACCCTTAAGACCACCAATTGGCTGTCCGTGGATTGAAATACTTGGATTTACAATGAAAGCCCTGAAGTAAGCATTCAGAGCATCCACAATCATTACTCTTTTCATTTGTTATCCCCTAACGTAGAAAGCGACTGTGAGGTTATGATACCCCACAGTCGCCTCTTTGTCAACCCTTATTTATCTATTCTTCTTTATCTACGTCGTAGAAATCGCCTGCGTCTCCCTCGCGATTATCAAACTTCTTGATAATCTCCTCATCCATAATCTTAAATACACGATTTCTAAACTTATCATCTTCTAGCTTATCTAACCAATGGGCTGACTGGAACTTTTCTTCTGTGCCATCTTCATAAACTAATGAATACCAAGCTCCTGCTTGCTTCAAATTGTCGGAGATCTTGATCGCCTCCAACCAACTTTCCCTATCTTGCACCCCGATATCATCTGAACCCCAAAGAATTTTGAAGGCGCAGTTTCTACCGGCAGTTCCAAATCGTGACTTCTCCAACTTAACTTTTACTTCTGAACCAATACGGAAGCCACTATCATCTACAATAAAGGCAGCCTTTGCCTTTCTTCCTGTCAGCCAAATGCGCAGGGAGTACACATAATGCATAGACTTGCCACCCGGAGTGATATAGGGCGTGGTCATAGCAATAATACGCGCGTTTGGACCCTGTGGGATATTCGTCTTTAACTGGTTGAGAACCAAGAACGCAGACTGTGTGTTTGCGATTGGAACCGTCAGCTTTGACATTCCCTTTGATAGAACACGAGCCTTGACGGCCATTGTAGAGTTCGGGTTGAAATCTCCCTCTACATCAGAAACCGTTGGAGTCAGAGCAAGTGAGTCCCAAATGAATAGGGTTCGGGTCGCTCCTGAATCCAAAACTGCCTCGACAGTCTCAAGAACATGTTCCACGCTCTGTGCCTGAACGTAAATAAGGTTTTCTAAATCACATCCCGTACGCTCCAAGAAGCTCGGGTCAATAGCAGACTCTGCGTCCATATATACAACATTCATACCCATCTTTTGAGCGTTTGCGGCAGTCTGCGCAGCCATAAAAGACTTACCTGTTGCTTCAAGACCAGCAATCTCAGTAAACTTGCCAACTGGAATTCCAGCCAACTGTCCTCGGCAAATGATTGAATCAAGCCAGCGAGAACCAGTCGGAATCCATTCTTTTACCTCAGTTGGATTTTCTTGATTTAGATTGTGGGCACACTCCACTCCTGAAGTCTTGTTAATGAGACTTCGTAGACCGTCAATCGAAATCTTGCCAGCCTTTGATTTACTCTTCGCCATCTTTAAACCTTTCTAAGTATTTCTTATACATTTCTTCTGCGAAGTCTTTGTGCAAAACCTGAAGGGCTTGCTCAACTTCGTTTAATTGGCGCCGCAAATCTAACAGATACCAGATTAAAAGCGCTGTCAGAGTTGCGACGACCAATATCATCTTATCACTCTGCGCTATCGTCGTCGTCTACTGCGGCCGAATCATCATCATCGGTGGCAGAATCATCATCATTGGCGTTGGCAAGCGGACAGCCACTTAGGACCACCATTGCAAAGCCCATGATCAAGCTAAGAAACGCTGTTAGCACAATTCTATTATTTCGTACGATCATCATATATCCTTTCTAGTCGAACGTTAGGGTACCGTTTGGAGTCTGGACAGAGACATTGAAGCCAGACACGAAACTATCTACATCAAAATACCTGAAACGACCGTCCGTGTCAAGCTCTGCGTTAAGAATATCTCCAAAACGAACCTGAACCTCGGTGGAAATGTCGCAACGGCCTCGCTTGTAATCATACTGCTCGGTTGAATACTCTAGAGAATACTCTCCCTCATAGATGGTCTCCACAAGACGCTCAGTGATGAAATCCTGGAAATACTCTTCTCCGCGCTCATACTCATCTAGCTCATCGTTGGCACGCATCTCATTAAGAATGTCGCTACCTTCACTTGGCTCACCGTAGGTACTGTACACCGGAATACCAGATGCAAGCAGTCCCGCAAGCATACTAGCAGTCGCCGTCTCAGCAACCGAATCAGCAACATATCCATCATTGATATGCCACACATCATTGCCCTCCGTGAAAGAGAGGGTTACAAAACTATCCTCTGACATCTCCAGCTTCTGTAGCCGGTTAATAAAATCACTCATTTTAAACTCCCTTGTTAAGTGAAAAATGGGGCACCTGTAACCCGTGCCCCCCTGCGGTTGGTAGAGTTTACCTAGCGTTCTTGGTGTCTTGCACCTCGACGCGAAGCTCCTGGGCTAGCGTCTTAACTTCCTGCATAGCCTTGCGAACACGAGTTCCAGCAGCGTTATTGTTGCCGTTAAAGAACTTATCGTGATCTTCGCGAGTCTGTTCAAGAAGCGTAATCAGCGTCTCAAGACGATTCGTGGTATTAGTCATGACTCTTCCTTTCTAAAAGTGAGGCCCCTGTAACCCCGGGCCTCCCTGCGGAGGGGATGTTTTCCAACTTCACTTGAGCAGCAAGACGTTGCTTTTGAAGGTATTCAATCATTGTAGTGTAGGACTGTATCTCCTCAATAAGCAATTCTTGCTCTCGTGTCGCTGTCATTTTTACAGAGAGCCCAACTCTGCGAATGCGGCATCAACAGAGTTAGTTTCACTATCACTGTTCTTGTTGCCATACTTCGTGGTCTCGCTGGAAACTGACTCCGGATCCTCGACCTGCGAGTTAATAAAATTATCAAGCATCGTTTGGACATCAGAAGTCGACTTACGCTCAAATAGTCCCCCGAATTCGGGGATACCATCAAGAAGCTCAGCGCACTTATCTGGAGTTAAATCCTCACAGAGAGCGGACGAACGTCGTCGCGGGACCAGCTTAGTCTGGGGGAACGACGCTCCTGGGGGCTTACCGTAAGTAAGAGTAAGGTCAGTGCCTGCCTCCGTATCGGTAATATCACCGTACTCAGGATTGAGCACGAGAGAAAGAAGGTTTTCGTAAGCCATCTTGCCATAACCCCAGATACGAACTCCGAGATTTTCATCGCCGCGGACCATAACCGGAGAGAAGAAACGCTGACGAACGAAGAGAGACTTTGCGGTCTTCTTAGAATGCTCGTCGTTGTTATCTACACCCTCGCGCCATAGCTGAGAAGCAAAATCACACACAGGACAGTCATCACCGAAGTTGCGCTTCGGACAAAGGAATCCGCCCTTTTCAACATTGTAGTGGAAGTGCATTTCCTTGAAGGGGTCGCCATCAGCAGTCGGGACAATACGAATGTCCTGATCACCTTCTGCGGGACGCCAGAAAACGGAATCTCCACTCTTACCCTCACCTCGCAAGGCTGCGAGCTTTTCTCGCATTTTGTCTAGATTAATACCCATTTTTTAATCTCCTTATTGTTGGGTTAAAGTACGATCAGCCAATATCCTGATCGTCTAAAAGTTCGTTAATGTATTGTACCACAGAGGAGTACCGAATGCAATAACAATATTTCTGCTCATAACTCGTTCTGAACACACCATACGATACATTCGTCCCCGTGTCAAGCCGAGACTTGACAAAGTTGTTGATTTTTCTGAACAGAGTGCCGTCATTCTTCAGGTCGTCCTCTCCAATACCATAGTAGTATACCACGTCCTTCGTGTTTGTCAAGGGGTAAAACCACCTTTCTTTATACTCAGTATAGTCATCACCCTCCAGCGTCACCGCGCCGATGGTGCATATGCGCGACAAATCAGACGGAGTGATAAAGTTGCCTATTACAGGTTCTGAGTGTCTAAACACATTAGTCATGTGAATAATATTCACTATTGCTTGATTCAGAGTGTCATAATAGCCAATAATTGACATGTCACCAATACTTCGCTCGATATAAGCATTATTAACCATAATAATTCTCTCTAAAACGCCTGAACGAGCATATTCTTGCAGAACAGAAGATACGATTTTCTCTTGTTTCTTCTGAATCTCTGACATAATCGATAGATCGCCCTCAATATACAAAACAGTCAGCCTGTTCTTTTGAAGTTGTTCCAGTAGTCGTAGAGAGCCACCAGAAATCTTGCCTGCGCCGGCAATAACAACCAATACATCCTCATCTTTAAATTTTAGCTTTCTCTTAAGATCCGGGAATGAGTTATCGTACTCTTCGTGATTCTTTTTAGCTTTAATTGTGATATCAGCATCTGGATTAGTATCGATACCATAAGTTTGGTATTGCGGGAACTTTGAGAAAGCCTTCGCTATGCTACAACCAGCCTTGCCGAGGCCAACCACAATCATTCCTGAACCCACTCCAGAAAATATCCCATATCAAAACCGCCTCGCTCGACCCGCTTGACAGTTGTCGCGGACATAACCTGAGAGTCTCGAATACCTTCACGTTCGCAAATAAAATGAAGAATTTCCATGATATCGGCTGCCTCTTCGGCGCAAGGGTTCTCAACAAACTCCATCACTTCTTCCTGAAGCTTCTTAAAGGCCGCATTTCTAAGTGCTTCGCCTTCGATAATGACGGTTTGGTGAGTTTTGCCTGCTTCTTCGATAATCTCTGGAATTCGATCTCGGACAAGTTTGTGATGTAGTGTTTTCATCGCTGGGACTCTTCCAGCTGAAACTCTTCTTCCTTGTCAACCAAATATTCAAAAATATCTGCCACCGTAAGTTCGGTATAATCGCACCCAAATTTCTCAGCGCACTCTTCAAATATCTCAATAAGTTGAAGCCTCATAAATCCGGCGACACCATCAACTTTTCGTACGCCATTAACAAAATAGCTGTGTCTTGGAGAATTGATCTCGATTACATTGTCTTTCATAATTTTAATTCCTTCATTTGGCCTAGATGTTTGCCTGCCGAGACATTCACCTTAAAATCACCATAGCGGGTTTTCTTGAACGTGTCAAGCATTTCTACAATTGCCTGTCGTTCGTCGTTTGCGAGATCGATGTATACAGCGTCGTGAATAAGAAACGCGATATTGCTTTTCATCCCCTTCAAAAGCTTAAAAACCTTATATGCCTGTTCATGCACCATATCAATAGTGGTGCTTTGTACAATGTAGTTTAGAGAGTGATGCTCATCTACATTATCCATTATTCTACCATAATCTGTCTTAATTTTGAAGCCATTCCAGTACTTATTTCGCACAGAATTCTTATTGTAAAGTTGCTCTAACTCTCTGTTTTCGTTGGAAGAATACAGCCAAGCAAAAGTCTTAACTTTGGCTTCCTCACGGGTCAGTGAGTTATTAAATATGTTCTGAACATTCCAATCGTGAATATCGTTTTGCGGTTGTTCCTGCTCAGATAGAGCCAAAAGTACCCTTAGTTCTGCCGCATTAAAATCAAGCTCCACGAGCCAATCATTGTTTGGCTTAATACACCCTCGAAACTCCTTGCCCATCGTCAGAATCGGAAAAGACTTAGGCTTTGTCGCAAGTCTGCCGGTTACAGTACCCCAGGCGTTATAATCACACACCCAACGCGAGTTGCGGAGCCTGTGATGGAAGTTACGGCCCTTTACAGAAGACAAAAGATGCTTGATAGGCTCAATATCGATGTTTAAGTCTCTCGACTCAATGTCCGAGAGCATCCGAACCAGATTGGACATATACTCGTAATTCTCAGGACGATCGAAAGTGTCCAAAACGTGCTTTGTGACCTCATTTTTCGCATTCATGTAGCGATAAAGGAAATATTCGGGCAATACGTCATAAAAGCAGTTATCGTCCAAAGAAAGGCCAGCGGTTTTGAAGGCTCTCAGGCACGATTTAAGCGTGTTTTTGATTTCCTCCCAGTCAGCCTTCATATCCTCCGGACAAACGTCTGTAATCGTCGCTCCGTTGGCGTAGATGCGTGCTATCTCATAACTACCTTCACCCAAATGACTGGAATATTCCCAAGTGCCACCTTCTGATGGAAGATCCGTCGTAGAGTTTATCTGATTTTTAGCAAAATAGCCAACACAATCGCGCTTGGCGTCTAGAACTTGAAAAAGCAAGTTACCTCCCTAGTAACTGGACTGAATTGACACTGCGACTTCAGCCACTGTGTCTACTATATCAGTTAACTCGGTAATGTCAAGCGAAGAATTTAATTGGCCATAATTTTTAGGATAAATAAAGTTTTTATATGTTTCATCAACATATTTGACAACCATTGACTTTGCAGTTTCTAGGGAAGGCTGTGTTTTGAATATTTCGTAAGCTCTTCTTTTTGTTTTCTTTACAGATGGTCCTTCATAATTTACCTCTGCATTTCTCAAATTAATGTATAAATCGATTAGTTCTTTAGTTGTTAGAGTTTGAGTTCCTAGCTGTTCTCTTACCTTTGTTACTAATCTATTTTTACCGCACATTTCTTCATAAAGTGGACTTTGATCAATAAATTTCTGATATGCAATACGAATATAAGCCTCTAAGGCATTTAAATCAATTTCACTCGCATCAAAATAAAATGTATCAAAGAAATTTTGTTCTGTTATGGTTTCACCATCATTAGTAAGATAGTAGTTAATATATTTTAATGATGCATCAGTGAATAAATCATATGTTAATACCCAAGGAACATACTTGTCAACTAGAAAACCAAACTTTTTGGCTGCGCGGGCGTAAAACTTGAAGTTGGGATCATTAATAAATTCATCATACTTGATTGAATCATTCCCTGCGTCTTGCTGAACAATAGCAATTTTTAGTCCGCTGCCAAAGGTTGATGCAAATGGAGATAAAACATAACTCGTTAAAGTTATCGGCATACTTTTCACCATATTTAAAAGATATTTAATATATAGGTGTTTAAAATCTATAAAATTTCTAATTGGATACTCGTAGGAGGGCACATAATTGTTAATGAAAGCTTCTGCTATTTTACTTGCATGAGTATTGTATGAAGAAGACCAATCGGAATAGCTGATTACGGCTCTCATATTGTATAAAGAGGAATTACCACCTCTATCGATACAGTTAGTTACATAAGCCGTCTTCATATGTTCTACCAAGGCTGAGAACGCTATATTAACAAAGTTTAGGCAAAACATACTTGGCTGCACGCCATAGTCGATTTGCACAATGTTGGACGATCGCGGAATTACAACAGTTTGTTCTTGGTTTACTCTGCCATACAAACTCTTATCATACCAGCTGTCTAATGGTTTGACAATATCTTCAGGATAAATGACCTCTTTATACAAAGAACGTTGAAAAAACTTAGCTCTAGCAGATTGTGAGTTTCTGCCTGACGGATTCGCTATTTCTTCCTCGGTATAATCGTATGTCGTAGTCATGTTAATTTCCTGAAGATTTAGGGTTCAATATTTCTTGCCCATCATAAGGAACTAGTTGTGTCACGGAATTACCCGTACCAGAAAAATCAATTCCTTCTTGGATAGCATCAATTGACACATTAAAACCAGCTGAGGATATATCGTGGGAGACCTTTGTCACCATGTAATACCCGCCTATGCCCAGCAAGCGTGCCAAGTTTGGCAAACTTCCTTTTTGTTGCATGCTTCCTGCACCGATCGCAATAGGATTTACATAAATGTACTGTCCGTTTTTATGAAGATTATTGCCAACCATTTGAATGCTTGCATTGTAAAGTTCTCTTAACTGCACCGCCGATAGGGCACTTTTTCGTTGAAGCCGAGATTCACGATAATATGGCAAATCGTTTCTATTAAATTTAATGCTTTTTGCAATTCCGCATGCTGCTCCAAGGTAGTAATGATAAATTCCAGTGTTTAAATCTTTATCATAATTTCCGGTTAATGGTCGTGAGTCAACCGAATAAAGAATAAATGTTGGTATTGTAGGTTTTTGGTTTTGAGACAGTGCAACACAATCTTTTTTATCTGCCTCTCTTTTGGAGGACGCTAACTCCTGCACGGTTGTTACTTTTCCAGTAAAGGTTTTATCAAGATTGAATATTGATGTATCAAATCTTAAATTAAAATTAAGATCCTCAAAACAGATTGAATTAAAAGCTTTACCAATTAAAGAACTGCACACCGTTTTTATAAATCTTAAAACACTGTATTGTTCAACTTGGGGCTTGACGATGTTATTAATAAACCACTCTTGAAATACCTCTAAAGAAATAGGCATACTAGCAATATTGGTTGTAAACTTGATACCAGTTAAGCCACGAAATCGCATTGGATCCACTTTTGACATTTCTCTCAAGACTAGGACATCCTTATTATCCGGGCATTCAATTTCAATTTTCTCGATCTGGTATGCTAAAAGTGGGTCGATCAGCTCAACCTGCGACATTATTAATTGTAGACTTCCTCTGCTTTTGTCTTTATCTATTATTATTCCCACATATTCCAAAACAGAATCTATCAAATCGCCCAAATAGAAAAACGGAATTTTTAAATCGGTATTTGTATTTCTTGCAGCCTTTTCAAGATTTAATCGACGAACGACCGACTGACCTTTTTCTACATCTGTTAAGTCTTTATCGCTAGTCTCTACTTTACTCAACTCATTAATTTTTTTGGCTGCAGTGTCATACATGGCTGCAGCTGCTCCTGAATCAGATTGCGGATTATATCCACTTAGGTATTCATCACCTCCTACTCTGTTTCTAGCTGCTCGGGCTCTCTGCTCTGGTGTCATGTTTTTTAATAATGTGCGTTGGCTCGCTGGAACTGTGTATGAATATATCTTTTGGTCACGGTACAAGTTATTTAAGAATCTTTTGTATTTGATTGCTTTGTCTTGTTTGGTATATTTAAGTTTTTCCTCAAGAAGGTCTTCTTTTTCTCTATTGAGGCTTTCAATGACGTCGTCGTCTGCAACGGAAGATTGATTCTCTTGATCGTATTTGTTAAGCTGCTTGCTTATATCCTGATTTATTTTTTTGAGTTTGTTATCGATGCCTTTGAGCGTAGATTTAAATTTACTTGGACTGCCAAATATGTTCGCATCCGGCGATCTTGCTAGTCCAGATAGTCTTGCTTGGTAATTTATGTTTAAGTCAACAGAGCCATTTTCATTAAAGTTTAGTTCGTGAGTCGTTAACGTCAAATACAGGGCAACTCTTGTCGCATTAATTGCAGCTTCAAGGTCTTTTCCATAGCTGTCACCTTTTCCTCTGGATGATTGTAACTGATTTACGATACTTGAGAAATTCGCTGGGGTCGACCATCCTACGCATGCTTTAATTTCAAAGTCTCTTGGATCATACTCCATCATTGTAGCTTCGAAACACTCCGTAGAGATAGGTAGGGCAGCACTTTGATCACTAACGCGTGTTTGATCTGAAGCCTTATTGCTTCGCTGGCGGGCAGATTTAATGATTAAGTCTAGGTATCCTGGTTTTTCCTGTCCAGCGGCGAGTCCTTGATTGAGTGAAAATAAATCTTGAATCGTTTGGAAATGTAAATTTAACCGGGCGCTTATGTTATTGTCGACCTCAGCGGGGTTGACCCCATCTAGATTCCACGAAAATGATTTAATGCCTGCCCCTGGAAATCTACCGTAGTCGTTATTCATGATTGCTTGAATATCTGATGGATCTATAAAGTTTGGAAACGGTATTTCCTGCTGCAGTGTAGGAATAAGCTTGTCTTCGCCCTCATATTCAACACGATAAATTTTGATGTGCGGCGTAAGCAGAGCGTATATCTCTGGGCACAAATTTAGGAGAGCATTGACTTCGTCTGTTTTGTTGGCGTGATTGATATACGAAATCAAGTTTCCCGGGAGAGAATTGCCTCCCTCAGCACTGTTGTATATTGTGCCGATATTTTCGTACTTACTGACGTTAAATACCGTGAGATCATCTTTGTACTCTGATAGTGCTCTGATATTTTCTAAAAGGTAGCACTGATGTTCAACGGGCTTAAGGGCTGACGGTTTTGGCTTAGGAAGTACTTTCTTGAATGGAGTTTTGATATCTTCTTCCTCGGCACCCAGAACCGTCTGCGCCGATTGTAGATTTTTCTGAACTTCTTCTACAAAATCTTTAAGAACATCCTTTAAGACTGCCCATGTCGTTGAGGGATATAGAGTTGCTATGGTCGTTATAACATCTAAGTTCCATGCATAGATGCTTTCAAAAAACCCGCCGCTAGCCGTGCGCGAAAACGGCCCGCCATTATAGAACAAGATATTATCAGCTAGGAATTCATCGGTTACAGATGGGGGATTCCCGCTAAATATTTCTGAGAAAAAATTCCCCACGTCGCGCAGAAAGCCATCCCCAGTGATGCCACTAAAGTTAATACTTTGTCCACTTTGCTGTGCGTATTCTATCAATTCTTTTCTGGTCTTAACGCTGATTGTTCCCGCGTTGGAAACGTAATCTTTTCCAGCCCCAAAGTCCTCTACTAGACGACCGTTAATTAATGGGAAAAGAGCAGCTGGGTGCTCGATGGTTTGCACATAGGTTCCGGCGCGCGCGTCGGATCCAACCGTTTTTGTTTTTTGCTCGGTTCTCGGGGGGATTGGTCTTAAATATGGAAACCATAAAATCGAGTTTAGCTCTGATCCTTCGCTAACCTCAGTCGTTGTCGAGGAAGCTACTCCTGACACGGTTTCGGTAGTAGTAGTGCGAATTAGCGGAGTCACCGCAGCCCGATCGGCTGGGAGTCCTGTTGCGCCTGTTTTGGTGGGGG